ATGGCCGCCAACCTACAATCAAATTTGATTCCGATGGCCCTAGCAAGTTTCACCACTTCCATTTCGTTCCGCGTCGGGCGCAAGATTTTGAGGCGGCCACTGTCATCGATCACGCGCAACATTCTCCATCCCGTATTCGGGAAAGGCGTGAGGATGTGATCGCATGGCGAATGTGCAATCCTACGGTATGCTGATCGGTTCACGCGGTCAACAAATCCCGATTCTAAATACGGCCACGACCGAAGCCACTGAGGACGAGGTACTCACCGACGCTACTTGGACCGGAAGCGCGCAGAATACCGGAACCTATGCGGATCAGATGGGCAACTTCATTCTCGCTCGCGGTGCATGGATCGCGGAAACGGACGCGACATGGAATTACATCAGATCGGCCGGGAAGGTGAAGGCGGTTCTTCCGTTCGGGTCCGGCAAGGATGGCGGACCACAACCGCTTCCGGCGGCTCTCCCCTATGCCAAGCAACTCGACAGCGGTGACGCATTGATTGTGATGTGCAACAGCGTGTCGGATCGGGAAGCGTCCCTCTCGGTCGCTTGCTCAAATGGGGAGTACCATGTATTTTCGGTGACACCTAGCGGGGCTTCTTCCGGCCAAGGCCACGAATTCGTTTCCGTAGTCACCGGGCAATCAATCGGGACCGTTCTGAATAACCGGACCATTACTCATTGGATGGCGTTCGCGGGAAACAACGACGCTGAGCTGACATCTAGCGTCCAGCTCCTTGACGGGTCCGGGATCAGTGTGGGCTCTATCGGCTTCACCGCGTCGGGCGGCTCTACGGCTTGCACCTTCGCGCCTAGTGGGGGTGTATTCGTACACCTTAACTCGAAGGCCGTTTTCACTACGGACGGTTGATCCTCATGGCGATCAGCAAGAGAGCGAAGGCTCGCTTGAAATTAATGACTTCAAGTGAGAAATCACAAGTCAAGAAAGCCACCAAGACCCTCTATGATGCCGAATTACTAGGGGTCAAGCGAATGCGGGAGATCATCAGATGGGCCGAGAAGCGGTGATTTGATGGGCGAACGCATTCAGATGAAAGGCACTGTCCCGGCAGATGGTGGTTCGCAGATTAATTTCCCTGTCGGTTCGATACCCCTCGGAAAGAAATTAACGATCTGTGCGTGTTCGTATTGGGGGGGGGATGCGGGCGAAAAATACGGCTTGAATCTAGTACCCGCGGGTCAAGTCACTAACTACCCCATTGACGCGGAAGCCGGACAAGTGAATTTGCTTTACCCGATGGGGGGCGGAACTCAAACGCTTTCCACGCCCCTCAATATCTTCGCCGGGCTTGCCTATCCAGCTGTCACTGTACCGGGTCCATACACGATCACAGTCTCCACGACGGCCGCATCAACGGCGGCCTTCTCTGTCATCATTGTGGGCATTCTTGAGGATTTGTGATGTACCTAGGAAATCCTCATCGCCGGGACGGCGCTGAGGATTTCTAATGCCCCGTCTCCCGGTCGACGGTGTGAAGGTCCAAGAGTTACGGATCACCCTAGGCGGGAAGGAGAGAGAACTCCTAGAATCGGCCTCGGCCGCTTATTCTATGAATAGAATCTCGACCCCACTAGTGAACCTAATTTCAGATCAATCGGCTATGGTTCTGATCGGTGCGGTTGTTGCGCTATTCTTGCCGGGATGGTTGCCGGATGAATGGGAAGAAGTGACACAAGGATGGTCATACGAACAAATCAAGGATTGGCTAGAGATTCAGAACCTTGCCGGGGCCTTCGGTGGTGCTGTGACAGGGAGCGCACTTGGCGGACCCATAGGAGGCATCCTAGGGGCTCTCCTTGGCATCCTAGGCGTAGAGGTGGCGGAAGATGTAGTCGAGGAAGCCAGCCAAGCCGTCGATCTGACCACGACCGCCGGGCTCATCATGCTCTCTCATGTCATTCAAGAGATGAAGGACGCTACCGAAGGAAATATCCTCGTTAGGTGAAATGTTGCCCTCTAGGAGGGGTGTTGAAGGCAATTGCCGAGATAATTCAACCCGCTAGAAGGGTGAGGGGTTAGAATGGCTCAGATCGTCTCTATTGGGCCATAACTCGGAGAATCCTCTTCCAAAGCGGGGATCGGGGCTTTTCGGCCTTGGCCGGAATTGATTTCGTCGGGATTTCCATGCCTGCCAGCGATCCGACGAAGCGATTCGATATGACAGCTTGAGCGTGGAGCCATTCAAGGACCGAAGGCTCTTCTTGGATGAGTAGGATATTCTCTTCGCCGCGTGAAGAGAAGCCCTCGATGAATTGGTCCATTCTAGGATCGGGGCTACCGATGCGGGGCTTCGTGCGGAGACGAACCAACTCTCTCACATGGCGACGGGCCTTCTTCAAATCATCGAGATCGGGCGTTCCATCCGGCCAACAGGAACGACAGAAATGAAGCGCGGTCGGAGAACAGAACGGCTCACAATCCTTCCATGCGGTCTTGGTCGCTTCGGATCGGCATTCTTGATGTTCTTCGCGGTAGTATAGGAAGAGGCATTCTCGAACGAACGCGCTGAAATTCTTGCCCTCTTGCTTCATCCTCGTTTCAAGTCCGGCGGCTTCCGCGTCGAGGCTGATTGAAGTCGTGTAGGTCATAGAATCCCTCGGACTTCGTGCTTGGCCCCTAGCGGTCGAATGTGGCAATCGGTGTCTAGGAGATCGGCAAGATCGGTCATGTTGTCGACTTCCCAAACAATCCGGCAGAAGCGGCATTCAACTTTGGGCATCATCACCACTTTCCACCTTGGCCGGATCTTTGAGCATGATGGCATGAACGGCCTTGCATCGAGGCGACATACAGCCGGCCTCAGCGAACATCATAATCACTTCCGGGTTATCGGTCGTGACTGTGAAATTAAGCCCACAGTCAAAGCAGATGATCCGGATTTCTTCGGTATCAGTACTCATCGTAATCATCATCCTCATCATCCTCTTCATCATCCAAGAAAGCGATTATCTCCCGGTAACGGTTCGAGATTTCAGTCATGCGATCCTTTGAGGCTTCTTCGGCTTCCATTCGAGCCTCCCATATCTCCGGGTCGCGCTCCTTGTCTATCTCGGCTTGAATGAGCCCTTGAATGACAGCTGGTTCCAAGGCATCTAACTCCCACGCTTCGGTCGTTCCCTGCTCTTCGACATAGGCATCATAGCGGGAGCTGGTTTCCTTGGCAAATGACGGTGGCGGATTGAATTCGTTGATCTGATCCATAGTCAAACCAATGCGTCGGACTTCGAGATTTTCCACACCTAGAATGCGGAGTGTTTCATCAACCTTCTCGACCATCTGAAACCCTTCCGGGTCATGGTCGGAAAGGTACAGGATAATCACTTTCTGAGGGTTGTCTTCTCCGCCCCATCCGCCCCGTTCATTGATTCTGATGTGTCGCTCGGAGGCATCCTTGAGGCTAGTGATCGAGGGATAGCCAATAGTCGGGAAGTAGTCGATCCGGTTCCGGCTAGTGGTCGGGGAAATCACTCCGGTCAATGCGTTCTTCTCAATCCACACTTCAAGCCGGACGGGTTGGGTGTCCCATACATCCTCGAAGTATGAATATCGGGCTCGGTCGATTGCTGAGGCGGGTGATCTCGATGTGGTCTTCCCGTAGAGGGATCGGGTGCGGTCTTCGATGTCATCCCAATCGACCAATCCGCCCATCCGGGCGTTTCGCAGAATGTCGCCTAGTCGCTTGTAATTTTGCTGAGTGTTATCGTAGAGATCGCGGGCGACGAATTGATAATGTAATTGTCGGATCGTTAGGTTCCCGCCGATCTCTTCGATTATTGCGTTCGCTTGTTCGATGACGCGTAGGGTTTTCGCGGCAAAGCGGCGTGTTTCATATTCGGTCTTGGTCATTTTTTCACATCCAGCGCATAGGGCGCGCTGATCCTCCGAGGATAGACCCGGCTATGATGGTTATGTATGAATCATCATCAAATCAATAACAAACAATACATCTCTCTCTCTCTCTCTCTCTCTCTCTCTCAGAACCGGCCAAGACCACTTTGAGGGACCGTTAAGGGCCGGGTGGGGTTCGGGTGACAGGATGGAGTGGGCAATTGTCGCGTGTTTCTTGGTCGTTTCGCATGGTTTCTTCATGCTGTTTTGCTTCTCTCGTCTTGAAGCATCGGTATGGAATGGGTTGGACGATATGGACGAGAAGATCGCCAAGGCTCTTCGCTCTCTAGTGGAGCAGGGATTAGGCGACTTTGAACCGATCAACCCGATTCAACAGGCAATCGCCCATTTCATCACCAACCGAGTTAACGAAGGCCCAATAGAAGCCCGGATCGTTGAACAGGGTCAAGACGGAAAATTCATCTAAGTTACTTAGTGCAAAAAGTAAAGCATTAACAGCGAGATGATCGCCCAGCTGTCATTATGCCCCGCCGGAAGAAGAAGAAATCTTACCGCCGAAAGACCTTCTCGATCTTGAATGCGCTAGAGGCATTCACCTATGCGTCAATCCTCTCCGAAGGCACTACGGGCGGTTCTGTGTACTCTTTCATTACGGGCGCGACCGATCTCAAATCAACTCGAACGGTGGGCGGAGTCGGTAGAGGCGATCTAGTCGTTTCCGGCCAAGGCCAAATTTCAATGGGCGATCTGATGACCGAGCCGAGCATGGCCTTAGACACAATGGCCGCCAACCTACAATCAAATTTGATTCCGATGGCCCTAGCAAGTTTCACCACTTCCATTTCGTTCCGCGTCGGGCGCAAGATTTTGA